CAGTGGTGCTGTTGGTCTTGCTACTTACGCAACTACAGCAAACGCAGTAGCAGGTGGTAATGTCAGTGGTGCGGTTGGTTTAGCTACATACGCCACAACTGCTAACAGTGTAGCAGGTGCAAACGTATCAGGTGCAGTAGCCTACGCAACTACTGCTAACTCAGTAGCAGGTGGTAATGTCAGTGGTGCTGTTGGTCTTGCTACTTACGCAACTACAGCAAACGCAGTAGCAGGAGCTAACGTGAGCGGCACTGTAGCGAATGCAAACAATTCAAGTTACTTGGGCGGACTATCTCAAACATCTGCTGCATCTGCTTCAACAGTAATGGCTCGTGATACAAATGGTTACGCATTTGCGGTTTACTACAATGCTACAGGTACGTTCCCAACAACTGGTTCAGCCGCTACTTCTGGCATGGCTACATTTACAGGTACTAACGGTAGTGATAACTACGGTAGAGGTTATACAGCGGCTGCTGCTGCAGCATTGCTATCTGGGCAGTCAATGAACATTGTCGGGTCTGCATCTACAGTCACGACAGCAGCACAACCAAATATCACTTCAGTTGGTACATTGAGTTCACTAGCAGTAACAAACGGTATTACTGGTGCAAGTTTGTCAGTTGGTTCAGGTGCAGTAACATTAGGTACATTGACAACTGGTGCAAACACTACATCAGGTACAGTAACTGGTAACTGGACATTAAGTGCAGGTAGCAGATGGAACGCTACATACGCTGACTTGGCAGAAAATTACGTTTCAGATGTAAACTATGAACCAGGTACAGTTCTTGTATTCGGTGGTGAATATGAAGTTACTATGGCAAATGAATTTGATTCAACAAGAGTTGCAGGTGTAGTTTCTACAAATCCAGCTTATATTATGAATGCAGGTTGTGAAGGTGATAACGTAGTAACTGTAGCATTAACCGGTCGTGTACCAGTTAAAGTACAAGGCAATGTCAGCAAAGGTGACTTAATGGTAACTGGCGCAAATGGTTATGCAGTAGCAAATAATTTAGCACGTGCAGGTACAATCATTGGTAAGGCTCTTGAAAACTTTAACGGTGTCACAGGCATCATAGAAGTAGTAGTCGGCCGCGTATAATTCAATTTGGACATTCATCACTATGATAAGTAGTAGTGATGAATGTATTTTTATTAGAATATGAGGCTAGATTAAAGAGTTGGGCTGATTTAAGAAATAATTTAACAGATAAGCCCTTAGAAACTCAAATAGTAGAAGTTGATCGTTTTTGGCAACGAGCACCAATACAAACATATTATCTACACACAGACTTTATAGATGAATGGCCAAACCCATGGCAATTACTTTCCGAAAACATTTATTGTTACTACGCACGTGCTTTGGGAATAATTTATACCCTAAATTTGTTGGGTGTAAAAGAACTTGATTTATGCGAAGCAATAGATCATAATAGTGAGAGCGTGGTATTAGTCTTAGTGGACAGCGCAAAATATGTGTTGAATTACTGGCCAGATACGGTATTAAATAATTCACTAAATGATTTTGTGATTACAAAGACACTAAATATTAAACCACTCTACAGTAAATTAGGTTAAAAATGAAAATAACAGTTATCAAGCGTTCAGGCAATAAAGAAGAATTAACAGTCGAAAAATGGCAAGCCCAAGTAGCAAAAATATGTAAAGGCATTGCAGATGTTTCTCAATCAATGATCGAGATTAAAGCACAACCTCATTTCTATGATGGTATAACCACACGTGAAATTGATGGCATTACATTACGTGCTATTGTTGATTTAATTGACGTAGAAACCAATCCAGATATTGGTCATGTAAACTATCAGTATGTTGCTGGTAAACAAAGACTAAGTATGCTACGCAAAGATGTATATGGTTCTTATACAGTACCACATCTTTATGAAATTGTTAAAAAGAATGTTGATCTTGGATTGTATACAAAAGAATTATTAGAATGGTATACAATTGATGATTGGAATAAAATGAATGATATGCTCGACCATGAAAAGGATGAGCAATATAGTTACGCAGCGATTGAACAATTGATTGAAAAGTATCTTGTAAAGAATCGCGCTACAGGAGAAATCTATGAAACTCCACAAATACGTTACATGGTTGCAGCAGCAACAGTATTCCATAATGAAGAACCGAATACCGCTAGAATGCGATACATTAAGGAATACTATAATTGCGCCAGTGATGGTCTTTTCACTTTGGCTACTCCAGTGCTTGCAGGACTGGGAACACCCACTAAACAGTTTAGTAGTTGCGTTCTTATACGCAGTGATGATGATTTGGATAGCATTTTTGCTAGTGGAGAAATGATGGCTAAGTATGCTAGCAAACGTGCTGGCATTGGCTTAGAGATTGGCAGATTAAGACCATTAGGTTCGCCTATTCGTGGCGGTGAAATTAAACATACTGGAATGATCCCATTCTTAAAGAAATGGTTTGCTGACTTGCGTTCCTGCTCACAGGGCGGTATTAGAAATGCCTCAGCAACAGTATTTTATCCTATATGGCACCATCAATTTGATGACTTGATTGTATTAAAGAACAATCAGGGAACAGAAGAAACACGTGTACGACATTTAGACTATGGCGTAGTACTAAGTGCTTTCTTCTGGAAACGCTTTAAAAACAAAGAAAATATCACTTTCTTTGATCCTAACGAAGTTCCAGACTTATACGAGGCTTTTTACAGAAATTCCGAGAAATTTGAAGAACTTTACGTCAAATATGAAAAACGTAAGGATTTGCGTAAAAAGACCATGAGTGCTGAAGATGTATTCAAAGGCGGTATTTTAAAAGAAAGAACTGATACTGGTAGAATTTATCTTGTATTCATCGATAACGTTATGAATCAGGGCCCATTTGATCCCGAATACCATACAATTTACCAGAGTAATTTGTGTTGCGAGATCCTTCTTCCCACGAAGTCATTCAAGCGGTTGGATGATGATAAGGGTAGGATTTCCCTCTGTACGCTGGGGAGTATAAATTGGGGGAGTTTTAGGCACCCTGAAGACATGCGCCGTGCTTGTCGTATCCTTCAGCGCAGTCTTTGTAATATATTGGATTACCAAGACTATCTCTCTATTCAATCTAAACTAAGCAACGATGAAATCAGTCCATTGGGCATTGGCGTAACTAATCTTGCGTACTGGCATGCTAAACGTAATTTAAAATATGGAGAATCAGATAGTTTACAAGAAGTTAAATCTTGGATGGAGCATCAAGCATACTATCTTACAGAAGCCACAGTTGAACTTGCTAAAGAACGTGGTAAATGTTTAGACAGTGACAAAACATACTATGGTCAAGGGAAATTCCCTTGGGAACGTAGAGCAGAAGGTGTTAATGAATTAGCAGACTTTGCTCCTGAATTAGATTGGGAATCATTGCGTACAGATATGAAACAGTATGGAGTACGTAACGCAACATTAATGGCAATTGCTCCTGTTGAAAGTTCATCAGTAGTAATCAATAGTACAAATGGTATTGAATTGCCAATGAGTTTAATTAGTGTTAAAGAAAGTAAAGCTGGTAGCTTAACACAAGTTGTTCCTGAATATCAAAAACTTAAAAACAAATATCAATTGATGTGGGATCAACCTGACTGTATTGGTTATCTAAAAACGGCAGCAGTATTGGCAGCATATGTTGATCAAAGTGTTAGTACAAATACTTTCTATAACCCTGCCTATTATCCAGACCGTAAAGTGCCTACTACATTGATTGCTAAGAACTTAATGCAGGCACATTACTTTGGTATCAAGACCTTTTATTATAGCCTCGTGAGTAAGCAAGGATCAAAAGCTATAGATGAAACTCCGCCAGATATGCCACTTGAACAAATCAATTTTGATGACGATAACGACTGTCTGGCTTGTAAATTGTAATGATAAATACAAGTGCCGATCGCGATACTGATAATATCCACCGGCTCTATAACTGTGTGGAGTTACAGCAAATGTATTTACACTATTACATCTATGCCTACTTGAGAAAAGATGGCACACCCTACTATATTGGTAAGGGAAAAGATGATCGAGCATGGGAACAACACCGAATTAACAATAAAGGTGTACATACTCCAGAAAAATCTTATATCATTATTTTAGAATCTAACTTAACAGAAGTTGGAGCTCTAGCACTTGAACGAAGAATGATTCGATGGTACGGTAGAAAAGATTTAGGTACTGGTATATTGCATAATAGAACAGACGGCGGAGAAGGTACGGCTGGAATAGTTTTTACAGAAGATCATAAATCTAAAATAAGTAATGCTTTAAAAGGTATTAAAAGACCGCCGCAATCGGAAGAAAGAAAACGTCAAGTGCGTGAAAAACTAAAAGGTCGAGCAAAGTCTGAAGAAACTAAATTGAAATTAAGATTATCGCATAATAAAAATTCTAATCCAGTTGGAGTTAAGCGATCAGAAGAAACAAAACAAAAAATGAGAGAAGCTCAATTGAGAAGGAATAAAAATGTCAAAACAACAATATGATTTAAGCAAACCAACTGATTATCTTAATCGTAAGATGTTCTTAGATCCTGCAGGTCCAGTCACAATACAGAAATTTGAGGAGACTAAATATCGTAAGATTGCAGACTTTGAAGCGACAGCCCGAGGCTTCTTCTGGGTACCAGAAGAAATTAGTTTGACAAAAGATAGCCAAGATTTTAAAGACGCAAGCGATGCCGTCAAACATATCTTTACAAGTAATTTGCTAAGACAAACTGCATTGGATAGTTTACAAGGTCGTGGCCCTAGTCAAATTTTTACACCAGTTATTAGTTTGCCTGAATTAGAGGCACTTGTTTATAACTGGACATTCTTTGAAACAAATATTCACAGTCGTAGTTATAGCCACATTATTCGTAACATTTATAATGTACCTAAAGATGTATTCAATACAATTCATGACACTCAAGAAATTGTTAACATGGCAAGTAGTGTTGGTAAATACTATGATAATTTACATAAATTAAATTGCGCCTACGAACTAGACGGAGATATCGCAGAAGAAGATCACATTAAAGCAATCTATATGGCATTACATGCAAGTTATGCATTGGAAGCATTTAGATTCATGGTGAGTTTTGCTACAAGTTTGGCAATGGTTGAAAATAGAATTTTTATGGGCAATGGTAATATTATTAGTTTAATTTTACAAGACGAACTATTACACAAAGAATGGACTGCATATATTATCAATCAAGTAGTAAAAGAAGACCCAAGATTTGCAAAATTAAAATCAGAATGTGAAACAGAAGTATACAACATGTATATGGACGTCATCCGTGAAGAAAAAGAATGGGCAGACTATTTGTTTAAGAAAGGTAGTGTTATTGGACTTAACGCAAATATTTTGAAAGATTTTGTTGATTACACAGCAAATAATGCTTTAAAAGATGTCGGCATAAAATATAATCAATCAGCACCAAAAACCACTCCCATCCCATGGTTCAATAAACATCAAAACACTGCCAATAAACAAACAGCATTACAAGAAAGTGAAAGTACAAGTTATGTTGTTGGCGTTATGAGCGACACATTAAATTACGATGAGTTGCCTGAACTATAAGTAGTTCATAAGATAATCTTAGGAGAAGAAAAATGAAAGCACTAGTATGGAGCAAAGAGTTTTGTCCTTATTGCGACCGAGCAAAAGCATTACTCAAACAAAAGGGTATTGAATTTGAAGAACGTGTGATTGGTAAAGGTTGGACTAAAGAACAATTAGTTGAGGCTATCCCAAACGCAAAAACAGTTCCACAGATATATTTGGGTGAAGAATATGTTGGTGGATATACAGAATTAAAAGCAAAATTTGACAAGGAAGGCACAGTATGAAATATGAAGTAGATCAGATTTATTCATTTAAATTGAATAGCGGTGAAGAATTAGTAGCAAAAGTTGTTAATGTTGACAGTAATACTATCACAATTAGCGATCCAGTAAGCATTGCCCCAACACAACAGGGCATGGGATTAGTCCCAAGCATGTTTACCTCAGAACAGCATGGAAATGTACAACTAAATACTAATAGTGTCGCATTAAGTGGAAACACTGATGAGTCAGTAAAAACTAAGTACATTCAAGCAACAACTGGTTTGACTGTACCTGATAAAAAAGTAATTATGGGATAATTAATGCCAGGATTAAGTCGCAAGGGAGATAAGAACACAACAGGTGGCGCTATACAATCGGGTGCAAGCACCGTGTTTTGTAACGGCATTGCTGTGGGCTTACATACTCCTAGTCAACTTACCTCGCACGATCCTAGTAGTGATGCAGCACATCAAAATGCAAAAACTACTGAAGGCAGTCCAACTGTATTTGCTGAGGGCAAACCTGTATTAAGAATAGGATCAGGCAATACATGTGGACATAAAATTAAAGATGGTAGTCAGGACGTTTTTGTACCATGAGTGATTCAGGAATACAAAGTCCATTAGGAGTTAACGTTGTTAGCTCCTTACTACAAAATCAGGGGTTTTATATAAACCCCAATGCCGCTGCATTAATGGGGTCAAGTACAAATAATGCAAACTATACTCCTGGTAGTATAGTAAACAATACTTGTTTAAAATGGGTAACATATGCAATTAATGCCGCATATCAAAATCTTGGTACTAATGTTTCCACAACAACATATGATAATTTAATATCAATTGGTGCACAAGCTATTCCCGCATTGGGCAATAGTAAAGCACCTACATATATTATTGATGACCCATCAGGTGTTTGGAATGGGCAAGCAACATCAGGTTATGCAGTACAAGGACCCACAGATCAAGGACAAAGTGCTACTTGGGTACCTTATTTGTCAGAAAATGTAAACGTTGGTGTAACTCAATGGGGTTATATTAGACTATTAGCATTACAAGCATGGAATGAATTTAATTGGAATGGTAAAACTACCACAGCTACAGTAACCGCAGGTAGTTTTGTTGTGGGTACTGTTTATACAATTTTAACAATAGGAAGTACAGATTTTACATCGATAGGTGCTACTTCTAATACGCCCGGTATCACATTTACTGCAACAGGAGTAGGTAGTGGATCTGGTACTGCTTCTTATACATATGTAAACAATACCAGCCCTCCCGAATATAAAGAATTTACATCTTCATTTTTAACAGCAGATAACTTTGTAAATTATTCTAATAACGCAATCACCGCTATTACTAATTCGCAAACCTTTCAACAAGGTACTTATAGTAATCAAAATGATTTAATCACAGGTGAATTATCTGGTGTTAGTTTAGCATTGCAAGATTTTGGACAAGACTTAATCAATTTAGGTAAAGCACTTAACATAGCACAAATTAATAAGTTTGGATTACCTTCTACATTATTACAATTAATCAAACAAAATAATGCACAAACAGCAAATTTAAACTTGGCATTGTTAGCATCAGGATTGTCTAATAACGAAATTGACGCCATTGCAAGTGGAAATATAACCCCTACCATAAATCAAGAACAACAATTATACAGTGCATTCCTTATTATTCAAGGGGCTGATCTTTCTGAAATATTAGTCCCGTTACAGTGTTTAACAAAGGGATTAACATCATTAGCTGATCTATTAAATGTTAAAAAACTATTTCCAATAAGTTACACAACATTAACCGTACCAATCTATAACACAACACCTGGACCTACAAATAGCAAAACATATTATTTGTTGTTTATAGAAGAACAATTAAATCCACAACTTATTGCTCCTGCTGTAGTAGCACAAGTTGCACCAGTTGTGCCGCCTGCTCCTCCACCAGTTGCATTACCAGTAGAACCAGTAATAATACCTTCTACTCCTGTTACACAAGCAGCAGCGGTAGCAGTCAACGCAGGAATAGGTCCTCCAAGACTTGGATATATAACACCAACGGCGGCAAATTAATATGGCAGACGCACTTAATTTTCAAATACCAACTGGCGGATATGGAACTTATTTACAAGGAATTCTTCCTGATGATCAAAGAGTATTGGCAGGTGCCTTTGCTACCGCTATGCAACAGATCAATAACATTAATCAAGTTGATTTACAAAAATTTGCACAAGTAGTTTTCTCAGGAGAGACCGTGCAAAACTTACCTCTTGTTAATGGTACTGATGTACCCACCGATGTACAATTAGCAGTAACTGCATTGGGCAACATAGCATTAGGTGGCGGTATATATGGTACATATACAATGTCAAATTTCTTTGGTTGTATGTCTGGACTACCTTACCCATTACAAGATATACAAAATGGTATTCAACAATTACAAACTACAAAATTAACAAACATTTATCAACAATTATATCTTGCTGTTAATTGGCAACAAGCTACAGCAACAGCAACAATAACATTATCAGGTGGTAATTATAGTCTTACAGGATTTACGATCAATAATCCAAGTGGTGGATATGGAAGAGGTACTGCCCCAGCCCCAACTGTAACTGTAACAGGTAGTAATAGTTTTAGTGCTACTGCTACAGCAATTATAGGTACTGATCCAAATGATTTAACAACATATGGAAAAGTAACAGGATTTACAATTACTGATCCTGGAACACAGACAGGCAATCCAGGTACAACTACAACACACATTCAAGCACCACCTACTGCTGTATTAGCTGTTAATACTGATGGAAGTGTAGCAACAGGTGGAACTAACACAACATATAGTACTACAGGTTGGACTGGTGCAGGCATAGGTATGGACGCAGTTGTACAAGATTATATTACACAAGCTGACACAGAAATTATCGCCATATCAGTAGCCAGTACAGACAATTTTAATGCGGCTAATACATTAAATACAAATTATAACATAACCGGTACTGCACTTAAACAAGAACAACGTGCTAGATATATTGCAATATCTCCTGTACCAATTCCGCGCAATAACTTTTTAAATATTTACCCAACTGCATTATATGTGTTTACTGATTCTATACCTTCTTTTGCGTTAGAAACTCTACCACACATGGCAGCACAAACATTAGAAAATATATCTGATTTAAATTTCACAGGTGGACAAAGTATAATTGGTGCTATGCGACAAGATAGAAACCAAGCAAGATTACAACAAGTTGGAATACCGTTAACTAACAATATACCTGATACTCCAACAGATTCACAAATTGCAGCGTTGATGCTAGGAGCTGAACCTGGAGTAACAGCAGCGTACCCAACACAACCAACCCCACCTGCACCAATTGCATCATATAGTGATACAGCACCCAAAAATTTAACAATAGTTGGAACTGCTACACCGTTACCAATAGTAAATGGATTAGCAGCAGCCAATACTTTACCCACTTTATTAAACACAGGATACACATCTAGCACATTATCACCTGCTACATATAGTATTCCTCAAGCTATTGATCATGTAATAGAATGCAATTGTGATTGTTGGGTAGCTTAATTACCAATTTTGTTTTATTATATCATTTGATATGATAGAATGTTTTACACCTTAAAATTTTAAGGTACATAGGAGGTAGAAAATGGAAACAGTTCTAAAGACTATGGTTTTATTGTTAGGAACTTGTCTTACTGTTTGTTTGGTAAGTCATATAACAAGCCATAGATTTGAAATGTTACGTAATCAACAGACGACTATGGAAGGTGATACCAGTGAAGTTGTAACTAAACAACTTGATTGTCTAGCTATGAATGTGTATAAAGAAGCTGGAACAGAACCTTTTGAAGGCAAAGTAGCGGTAGCACAAGTAACAATTAATCGTGCTAACGACAGTTCACATAGATTTGGTAATAAGATTTGCGATGTTGTATATCAAAAATCTACATTTATGGGATACATTGTTTGTCAGTTTAGTTGGCATTGTGAAAACGCTAAAGTTCCAATTAATAATGAAATGTATAAAGAAAGTTATGCTGTCGCTAAAAAGGTATATTTAGAAGGTTTTAGATTAGAAGATTTAAATACAGCACTTTATTATCATGCGGATTATATTAACCCAAATTGGCATTTAAAAAAGATTGCTAGTATTGGACATCATGTTTTTTATGAAGGATAATTATGGAAAAAGTTAGAGCATTTTTTGAACACTTGTTTACTGATTTTAAAACCAAAGTTACTCATGTGAGTATCAATGGAATTGAATGGGCAAGTCTTATAGCATTACACGCAGCAACGGTACCAACAATGTTAAGTTTATTAGCAGGATTAACAGATAAAACCCCAAGTATTGACATGGTGTTAATTGTTTGGGCAGCATTAGGATTATTGTTTGTAAAGTCTATAATGAAACGTGATTTTACAAGCATAGCAATTATTGGCTTTGGCTTTCTGGGGCAGGCTATATTAATGGCACTGATATTTTTTAAATGAAACAAATAAGTAAAAGCCCTGATCGTGGCAAGTTTGGTCGTGAAGCACACATAAAATCTCGAACTGAAAAAGGCCTAGAACCTAGTCAGGATTATCTTGATTATATGGAAAATTCTAGGCTTGAACGGGATATATGGATCAATAATCCAGAAAATCAAGTAAACAATTTAGAATATGATTTACGCACAACTGATTGGATATTAGAGAAAGTACGCAACAGCGAAGATTACGCTCAAAATCTTTATGCTGCCATGTGTAATAATGAATTTCAAAAAAACGATGTATGGCCAATCTTAAAAGAAGAACGTTGGTGTTGTACTTGGCGTAGTGCAGGTGGCATTATAGCAAACATGCGTCAAGAAGGTGATTACATAGATTGGTACTGTAGTGGTATCAGAGATATTGATTCTCCCGAGAACAAATACGTTGGAGAATCTGTAGTCACAGATGAGATACGTGAAGACTTACTTAAATTAGGATGGATAGTAATAGAGGACGACAATGACAGGATATAACTTTAAAAAGAAAGATAGTGGTTTAAATTTAATAAAAGAAATTATTGCCAAAAAACACAATAGACAAAAAGAACAAGAAATAATTAATAAGCTATCCAATCCATATACACAAAAAAATAGACCAAAATGAAAAAATTAACAACAAAGATAAACACACCAAAGAATGTGTTTTCTTTTAACAATATACTTAAATTTATGGTAATGTGTATTGTGTTTTATGTTTTATACCTTCAATTCAATAGCTAATATCTATAAGTCTTATAGAAACAATTCATGGAAAACCAGCAAAATTTCATTGATTTTACATATTTTTTATGATAAATTAGTATTATAGATTGATAGAAAAATCAAATTGAATTTTAAATTTTAATAGTTTTGGTCGATCTAAGTTTTCAACATAAAAGGAGAAAGTTATGAAAACAGTTGGTGATAAGTTAGAACATTTTACAATCACTGGTGTAAAGCCAGGACAACCAGATGATGCGTTTTTTACTATTGATGAAACAAGTTTCGAAGGCAAGTGGAAGGTCATCGTGTTTTACCCCAAGGACCAAACTTTTGTTTGCCCCACAGAAATTGTAGCGTATGACAAATTGAATCAAGATTTTATTGATCGTGATGCTGTATTACTAACAGGATCAACAGATAATGAGTTCTGTAAAACAGCCTGGCAAAGTAGCCACCCTGAACTAAAATTAATCACTCATAATCAATTCGCAGACACACAAAGGGGTGAATTGAGTTTAGTCAATCAATTGGGTGTATTTTTTAACCCAGCAGGTGCTGCTCTCCGCGCTACATTCATTGTTGATCCAAACAATGTAATTCAACATGTTACAGTAAACAATTTAGATGTTGGTCGTAACCCAGATGAGGCATTGCGTGTATTAGACGCATTGCAAACTGGCGAACTATGCCCATGTAATCGTGCTATTGGCGGAGCAACACTCTAATGAGTTTCCGTGAACAATTTGAATACTTGAAAAAGTATCATTGTCCAAAATGTACAGGAGAGAAGAAATGAATTGGGTAGATATGGTAAAAAGTAGTATCCCTGAATACAGCAAGGATATTAAATTAAATTTAGATAGTGTGATTAATCGTAGTCCACTTGATCCTGTTGACACACATGCTTGTGCGTTAGCAGCAGCATTAAGTGCAAACAACGGCGGTCTTGCAATGGCAATTATGCAGAGTGAAGTATTAGAAGCCAACCCTGCAGATTGTGATGCTGCTAAAACAGCAAGTAGTTTAATGGGCATGAATAATGTTTATTATCCATTTGTTGAAATGGCAGATGATGAAAATCTTAAAGGTTTGCCAGCAGGCTTACGTATGACTGCTTATTCTAACAATGCAGGCGTTTCAAAGAAAAAATTTGAAATGTACGCATTATGTGCTAGCATTGTAGGTAAATGTCATTTTTGTGTTAAAAGTCACTACGACTTACTCAAGAAAGAAGGTATGTCTGTAGCTGAGTTACAACACGTTGCAAAAATCGCTGCTGTAATTAATGCTGTTGGTAAAATTGCACCATTGGGTTAATTACTTTATACCAATAAGCATATAGCGTGAATAGCCCCAAGTATCGTAATCAAATACTTTTTCATTTTTGAAGTAAGTATGTGAAAATTGATACTTGGCGGCGAATTCATCTAATGTAGTATTAGGATTAATGATTTTCCATGGATCATCAGTAATATTCAAATTAGTGGACTGTAAACAAACAATCGTGTTTGGTGCAATGTTATCATACCATAAATCTGATTCCATGTGTTCAGCACTACAGTTAATAACTACATTATAATCTTTTATATCTATATCATTAGCATTTGCATTTATATGTTTGATTATTGGATTACTCCCAATAGTCCAAGTATGACAAAGTTTTTCTGCTAATTCAATAGCAACATTATCAATATCTACACCTAATATTTCACTATAGTGATTAGGTCTTCTAACCATTAACATAAACCCTAATGTGTTGTACCAGCTACCTAAGATAGCAACCCTAGATTTCTCTTGTATGTGAGGTTCTAACTCCTCACATAACCAAATTTTACTAAAAATTTGTCCCTGTGAAAATGCACTATAATCCATAATTTTATTTATAGGGTAACAAAACTTTGATAAATTAATAAAAAACATGTATATTGAACACTTATTTTACAACAGGGATAAATAAAGTCACTATGATGAACATTAACTATACATCGCAACAACATAATTTATGGGTAGCCACACTCATAGCATCACCTGCGCCTATGTATTTTAATATTCGCGGCACAGAAGATAGTAAAGGGTGTACGGGGATAGTGTAAAAGTTTGTCAACAAAATTTTTTATCTAAACCCCGAAAACTAAAAATCTTCGGGGTTTCTTTTTTTGTAGTGTGATATAAGGAAACGAGGTCCTTGCAGCGCACTTTAAACATGCTGTAAACGGGCGGAACCGGGGCATAAAACCGTAAGGGAGTCAGAACCGGGCGTTTACCCAATTACATTGCAATTTCTTGTGCAATGCAATAATATGTGTATATATATGTTGCAGCGCAGTAATATATACATTCAGTAAAGGGGTTGGATATGTTAAACAAGTTTTTACAAAAAATCAAAGTTTGGTTAAAAAGTAACAACCCAACTAATTTAGAACTTTATATAGAGTCTAAAAAACCTACTAACTTAGCAGAAGTAGAGTTTTACGCACAAGACTACTTTAGAAAAGGATTATAAAATGAATAATATTTACTGGCAACCTATGACTGATGATGAAGTTGAATGGGTTTCTAAACCGTACACACCAAAACAAGGAGATTGAAATGTATACTTTTGAAAATGTAATTGATAAAACAGTTGATGCAGCCA